GCACACAACAAAGGGACCGCCCCCAATGAGCGGCCCCCTTGCTCTCTTTAGCATACCGATCTGTAGCTAGGCTGTCAAGCGTATTTGCCTGATGAAACCTTCACCTTCGGACCCGATGCCTGATCCACCTGTGCAAAGTAGTTGACACCTGTCGAGATCGCATCAACCGCGTCATCATTCTTCACATTTGGAAACGCGAACATCTGAGACTCGATGGATGGCATAGACTTCGCATGGAAGACCTTACCCTTCTGATATTCCGCAAGTGCGTGACCAGCACGGACCTCCTTCTTGATCGTGGCGTTGGTGGTCTTCACCTTTACCGGAAGTGTGGAGAATAGATCCTTGAGCAAGTCGCCCCCATTGTTGACTTCTATGTAGATCAAACCAACGTGCGGGAACATCTCCAGCAGCTTAGCCACACGATCCCTCAGATCCGTACCACTCATCTTCACAGTCTCCACGTGCTCCACGTAGGTCAGCTTGGATACGGTACTGTACGACACAATTGCGATACCCGTAAAGTCACTAGACTCCTTGACCGTGACGGCAGGGTCGAGCGAGATCATTGTGTAGGTTGTGTCCTTGGGTTCCGCTATCCTGATATCATCCGGTGCCCAATAGTTGAAGTCTTCGGGGGCAGGCAAACACATATAGTTCTTCTTGAATGAACGGGTGTGCTCTACACTACGGAGATATTCAGTCGTCCAGCGTTCCGGCCAGATGGATCGAGATATACCGTCATCGGAATACTTCAGTGCAGGCCAGTAGTTGACAACAAAATTCTCTTCGTCAGCCCATGCCGCATGAGGCATATCTAGAGCCTTATGTACTAGGGTCTCAGTCAAGCCTCCCGGACGGGTTGTGGTGCCTACCCAAACGAAGTGGGCATTCAGGGACAGCGGCATGATGTCATCAGTGATGGTGATGAGCAGCTTCTCCACATCCGTCTTGGTGGTCTGAGATTCACCAGCCTCAAGGTCGTCTCCAAAGATATGTGTCGGACGCCTATTGCCACCGAGCCTCATACCGAGTACGCTAGTAGAAACACCACGACCGGTGAGGATGAATCCATTTTCTTGCATTACGAGTTGTTTGTTATCGCTGAGCTTGATGGCTTCATTCTTCTTAGTGGCTGGCTTCACGAGGGAAGGGAAATCACTGCGTAGCAATTCGTTTGAGTTGAACTGTGATCTGATGTTTGAAAGCATATCTTCCGACTGCGTGCTTGTGCTACTGAACAAAGCGATAAAGGGTTCGTTGTAGTATGCTCCAAGCCAGATGATCAGCATCATTTCCCAACTCGACTTGCCCGATCCGCGAGGGCATACCCAAGCTGTACGGGAGGATGCGGGTGATGTGGACGGAACCATATATCTCAGGGCATCCGCAATGAACGCCTCATGGAACTCCGATAGTGTAATCTCATTCCCCGTATCGGATGACTTCATGATGTCGCGGAAGTAGATGTAGGTGAAGAGACGAAAGTCCGCCTTGCAGATAGCTCTACGCCCCTCAGCAGAGGCCATCAGCTTGCGCTTGTATTCCGGTAGGGTTGCGATATAGTTAGTGACTAAGGTGCTCATACTGTTCAATCAATTCTCTAGCCCACGCTAGTTTGTCTTCTACTCGCTGACCTTTTGGCTGGCTCGTGGACCAGAGTTCAAGGTTCTCTAGTCTATTGTCGTCTCGCACTCCGTTGATGTGGTGGACGTTTTCTTCCGTAAGCAGGGGACGGCCAAGGTGCTGACCCATCACATAACGGTGCTCAGCTATCCGGACACGGCCAGTCCTACCTTCAGGGTATTGCATGTCTCCCGAATAGATAGTACGCTTAACATACCCATCCTTGGTCTTCTGTAAACCACCTGTCCAGTTAGGGTGATCCTCTCCCACCTTCTTCTCAGGAGGGATCGGGGTGCCGTGCTTCTTGAAGCTGACGTAATGGTTGTTACAGTATCCGAAGCCCACGACAAACTTGTCACAGTCGTCAAGGGTACAGATCTTCCTCCCTCTAGACTTTCGTGGTCTATCGAAAGGAACTCCGTCCTTCTTGCGCTGCCAGTGGAAGTGGCACATACCGTTCCCGTAGATAGGGCCTTCAGTACAGTTGGGGATTGCATTACATGGGTTTGTGTTTTTTGGTTTCATACCTATCATTATAACAGATCATCTGATACACTTGACACAAACTGTGTTAGGCTATCCCTCTACGACCGGCTCTTCCTCCACCACAGGTTCCTCAACAGGCAGTGTGGTATCCACGAACACATGCTCATATCGGAATTCATCATAGAGCCTGAACTTCGTCACGCCAGTCAGCTTGAAGATGTCATCGATCTTTGATACGATCACGGAATCAGAGTCCGGACCTGCCTTCACGAAGTCCTGTAGTGGTACGTCGTTGACAGTGTATTCGATAACGGTATATTGATTAAGGGAGTATGACATCGATCTCAACTTCATTAGGGATTGGTAGGGCAGGAACGTTATCCTCCGCTGGTAGTGGTACAAGTTCCACGAGATCAGGAAGGATTGGGAGATTATCAGTGATTGGCTTCAGAGGCTCTAGAAGCCCCTCTACCGGCCCCGTTACTGCGGGAGGCAGTGGTTGGACCGGAGAGGGTACTAGAGGCTGCGAGAGGGCCTGTTGTGGGCTTCTCAGAGGGTACTGAGGGCCTGTGTACGGAGGCATCGGACCCACGTACTGAGGGGTTGACACGAAAGCGTCATACGGTATATTAGTAGGAGCAGTCGGTGGAGCAGGTTCCGTTGTGATCTCAGGCTCCGGTTCGGATAGCTTGGCTTCCGATGCGGCCCTGATCTCTGGTTCCGGCTGCTTCAACGTTACATCTGGTGATGCTGTGATAGTCGGCTCGGATATGTTGTGAAGTGCGTTATCCGTAATGGCCTTGGCGGTCATCAGGATAATCGCGAGAGCGATCACGATAGAGCAGAGTAGTGCTATCTTCCTACGCTTCGACATGGCTTTCAAGTGCCTTAGCTTGCGCCATCAGGGAATCTCGCTCGGCTGCTGCCAACATTTCCTGTAGCTCACGTTCTGCCGCAGTGATTTCCACCACAGTAGCGGATACCTCAGTAGGACGGTCAAGCCCCAGAAGCTTCGCACGGCGCTCAGAAATCTTCATGTAGGAAGCTATAGCCTTTTCGTCTCCTGTTGCCGCAGACGGCCACACAGCCTCCATCAGAACCTCTAGGCGGTCAAGCTCTTCCTTGCGTGCGTTGTCCACGTTTGGCATAGCTACGGAGTTGAGAGCCTGATCTCGGTAACGAGCTACAGTGGCACGAGGAATACCAAGCTCGGCCTCAATCGTACGGAGACTTTGCCCACGCATGACTCGGTTCAGGATCACCACACCAAGAGCAAGGCGTTCCTGTGAAGTACGCTTACCGTACTCGCGCCACACATCCGGGGTATCCAGTGCGGCCACAATCGTTTGGGCATCTTTGAGGGTTAGTTCGTTATCTGTAGTGGACATCGCGTCTCACTCCTTAGTCTATGTTAGTTGCACCAACGGCATCCGTCTTTACGGATACCCTTGTCTTGGTGATTACGAATATGTCTGGTGCGTGACATTTTCTCACGTGCTTCGGGTGTGTGCGTTCGGCCTAGGTTCCTCAGGTGACCCTTGGCCTTCTCAGCGATCTTCGCCTTGGTCTCCTCACTAGTCACCTTTCCCTTGTGTCGGGCTGAGATGATGGCTCGATGCTCGTCGGATATCACACGTCCACGGTTGGCTGCTGAGATAGCTGCCCTATGTTCCGGGCTGTTGACCCTTCCCTTCCCGTTCTCCGAGATTTTCTGGCGTACCTCAGGACTTGACATAGCCTCGCGTACCTTGGCTGCATGCTCTTCCTTGGTAACATTAAGGAGCTTCAGCCCACCACGTCGAGCGTTCGAAATCCAGAATTCCAGACGCTCATCCTTTTCTTCAGGTGAAACCTGCTCAAGCTCCATGTAGCTCATAGAGTGGCTGTTCTCCAGAACCCACTCGTTGATAGGGGTCTTTCGTTTTGCCGCCTTAGCTGCGCTCCTGTGGTGGCTCAGGGCATACGCAGCGTTCTTGCTGGTAGCCCCGAAGTAAACGGTCTTCCCGTCCGCTCCGGAGAGCGAGTAGATTGTAAACATTAGTCGGTCTTCCTTGCGGAGTAGGGATCGGACAGGGACGTGAGCCAAGTGAGATGTTCAACTTGATCGGCAAACTTATCGGTGGACATTGGGTCTTCCTTCTGTGGAGGTTGTTGACTCAAGTATACCATACGGATCAGACAGGTGGATCAGCCCTTCCGAACGATGGTGGGCACTTGGTCACGTAGTTTTCCCAAAGACCTTTCCTATACAGAAAAATATTTTTTTTACCCTAAACGCTAATAAATATTTTTCCCCTCTATACTTTTTTTAGAAATAGAAGTGACCATGTGACCAAAGGTAGTTAGATCCTTGAGTTCTAGGGGTTTTTGGGTGGTCACGTTGTGGTCAGGTATGGGTCAGGTATCCTCCAAAAGACAGTTCACGTGTCCGCCTCCATCTCCAAGAGCCAACGACAAAGTGACCAACCTCCGAAGAAGTTGGCCACTTTGTCATATTTTGGTCATTAGAGCGAGATTGACGTGTCCGGCATCTGGCTCCATGATGTCTCTACATCGTGCTTGAAAGTGAACTTGAAATAGGTCTGCTTGTTGCCTGATCCCGCTGCACGCTTACGTCCTGCGTTCTCGTATGTGACTCCCAGACGCTTCCAGTCAGTAGACTTGCGGGTGATCGCGTCACTCACTGCCTTGGTGGATGTGAAGCCCGAAGACTTCGAACCACTGACTACCGAATCCATCATGGTCTTCCAACCGGTCTCGTTCAGCTTGTTCTTGAGAGTCATCAGGTCGATCTCAAGCTCCCAGACCTTAGCCTCTGCGTTGTAGTTATCGCCTGTGATGGCAAGGCGACGGATGCATTCGAACATCGGGTCTTCGATTGCTTCCTCAGACATGATATCCATGAGCTTCTTGTATTCGTTGACGGTCTGTCCTTCAAGCTGCCACACCAGATCCAGTGTGCGAAGAACCGTTGCGAAGCCCTTCAGACGGAAGATGTCATCACGTACAGACTCGTAGAATGTTCCGTGGTGCTTCAGGGACACAACCGCCAGAGTCAGCAGCGCACCAAGAGCGTCTGCGTGTACACGCTTCATCTCATCGTTGATGGTCTTGGACTGCTCCTTCTCCGCACCGAGCCATGGGGTTCCACCGTGCTTCGGGTCGATGTCCATAACCATTACGCGGGTCTTGAGGTCAGGCTTCATACCACCAACAGTGACACCATTGGCAATCACCGAGCAGTTGATCTCCAGTGTGGCCTCTTCGTCCTGTGTGTACATCTTACGACCGGTGATCTTGTAGCCTTCGTATACTTGGCACAGGAGGTCGGACATCTCCGGGGAGATGGATGAGATGTTGTTCAGGGTTTTGATGCGTTCCTTGCTCATGGTAAGCTGAAGATCGCCTTCACGTGCACCGGAGTCGGTACCCTTATCAAGGATTCCTTCGGTGATGTAGCGGGTCAGAACGGAGATGGTGGTCTTACCTGACTGGGAACCGCCTAGGAAGAAGACGAGCGGTGTCAGGTGATCCTCATCCGGGATCATGTGGGTTACCATCCAGCCCACAACCAGAGGCCACTGAGCGTCCGGGATGTTGGCGAAGCGGCGGATACCCTGAAGCCTTCCGAAGGTGTCTGTCACAGCGCACGCGGTCGGGATTGGCAATTCCTTGATAACGCTGGTACGCTTGAAGAAGACATCCCAGTCCGGGGTATCGTGCAGTTCCCAGTTGTCTTCGGTGAGGCGTACTACCTGTCCATCTGCGCGTCCGAGGTCAATCCAGACGCTACCGGTGGAGGGAGAGGTTACCGTGCGGAGTCCGAGGATGGCCTTACCTGCTTTGGCGCAGTCGGCTTCGATGGTAGCCAGTGCTGCCTTCAGTTCCTTTGGTGCCGCAACCTGCTTGAGGCGGTCCTTGTATTCGCGGAGCAGGTAGAATCCGAGTTCCGAGAACGGGATGGCAATGTGTGACGGGCCACTCTTGGATGTGATGAACGGCTCACCCTTGTCAGACTGGTTGAAGAAGAAGTCTGCGTAGGCAATGTCGTACATGATGTCAGCAGGTGTCTCCTGAATGGTGACAGCAGCAGGCTTAGCCTTCTCAGCCTTCTTGATGGCGGCTTCTACGCGTTCCACCAAGTAATCGTTGGTGTAGACCTGTCCACCAGCGGCAGCGATCTCATCCAGTGTGGTACCGGCAGGCAGGGTGATTACTTCAACGAAGGAGCCGAGTGCCTTCAGGTCAGAGGTAAGTTCCTTGACGAACGCTCCACCCTTGTCCTTGCCCATTGTGAACGGGGAGAAAGCGATGTATACTTTAGGAGCAGAGACGGTTACGCCGTGGCTGTCCTTCTTCTTGAGCGGTACAGTGTTGAGATCTCCGGTACCCTTGGTCTTGGTCCACTTGTCGTAGACTTCGTAAGTCTTGGTACCATCTGTCAGCTTGACCAGCACAGCGCAAGCACTTGCTGTTTCGACTGCTTCTGCGGCCTCTTCAGTGTCAACGAACCAGATTGCTGACTTAGCAACGGTGACGTACTCTGTGCCTGTGACTGTGAGTGTTGTTTCAATAGCCATTTTACTACCTTATTTCTGTTGTGACTTGTCCTGTACCATATGGTATAATTAGAGGACAAGGTTATCTAACGTGTCTATCTTGTTGTTACTATCTTCGGTGCCCCTACTGTATTCCAATCCGGTAGGGGCACCTCGTCGTTTCAGGGTTAATCTTCTTCAACCGCTTGAAGCTTTCGCTCAAGCTCATCAACCCTTGCTTGGTACTCTGCTGCTCGTCGGTCTGCGTTCCTGTAGACTCGATCCCGCAATGTTCGTGTGTAGCTGATCTGTCGTAGAAGCTCTTGCTTCTCACTTCGTATGACTGGGTTTGGGTTTGCCATCATGTACTCTTTTCTATCTTGCTTGCTGTACTTAACTATTATATCATAGTCTAGAACCCCTGTTTGTCGACACATTCAGGCGAAGTGTCACTAAACCACGCGGCTCCCAGCAGGCCTCTCGTTGAAGATGATCGGGACGACCGATCCCTTACCCTTCTCAAAGATCTCAATCAGGACAGCATTGTTGTTGTAGGGCGAGCATCCACCAATCGTTACGTGGAACCCTGCCTCTTTGAGCTTCTGGAAGTCAACAAGATCATCCACGTTGATCCAGTAAGGGTGGCTGCGGTAGGTGATCCCACCATCGTCATCCTTGATGATCTCCATGTGGTCGGTCCAGTCGGGGTAGACACTGTATCCAAGAGCCGCAAGTGGTCCCTTGTTCTTCGGCCAGTTCTGGAACTTGGCGTACTTCTCCAGATCGGATTCGTGTTGAGTGATGGGGCTGATCTTCTTTACCATTTTAGTTCTCTTCCTTTGTGATGTATCCGGTGTTGACGAGGGCGAGGAACATACGCTCCACGAGGCTTGGGTTGTTGAGCAGGTCTGCCAGTGCTTTTGCTTCGTACTTCGTGTGAGTGTCACAGAAGAACATACCGCTCTCAGGGTCAGGGTGAGTGTTCGGGAAGTACACTTCACAGATGTGCCGCAGTCCGTGGTTGTCGATGTAATCTACCTCACCATCAACCTCGATCCAGTAGATCGGTTCCGCTGTCCACTCACCGTCTGTGCATGTTTCCTTGAAGGCCGATCCAGATACCCAGAAGTTTCCGGGGTTCTCGTCATCCTCTTGATAAGTAAAGTTGTCCATGTTATAGTCCTTCTGTTCTTGTTACGATGATTGTGTCTTGTCGGGTGGTGGTGTTCACCAGAAGCTCGCCGTCTCCGACTGCCTTCCAACCTTCCGGCCATCCACCAGAGTGACCCTCGCCACCACACACACAGGTGCAGATGTAGATGCTGTTGGGCTTTGCGCCTTTGCACTTTTTGGTGCACTTCTGCTGGGTGCTGACTTCGAGGATGACCTCACAGCTACCATACTCAGCGGCTAGGGCGTTCGCCACGATGTGGGTGTACTTCTTCCCGAAGGTCCACATCTTGATATCTGCGTTGAACTCGGCCTTCACTCTACCCGGTAGAGTCTCATTCATCCAAGTCCTTCTGCCCTTGGGGTAGTTATCACTCCATGGGATGTAGGCCGCAGCCTGTGTGAGTCCGCGTGGGCTGAAGACTAGTGGGGCTGTGCGCCCCGCGTTGTTGAAGTTGTACACTTTGATTTCCAATCTGTAGTGTCTATCTTATGTATGGTTGTTCAAGCTGAACATCCTTGTTTATCGTACTTAACTATTGTACCACACCTTGAAACCCCTGTTTGTTGACACATTGTCACCATGTGTCAGCAAACCTAGTGGTTGTGGTCGTAGCCTGTCTCGTTCCAGTCGTCCTGCCACAGCTTCAGGTGGGTGAGGAAGTCATACTGGTTACCGTCAGGGTCTGAGTAGGTATCATGTACATCCACGCAGTAGGTGTAGTCACAGATTTCGTATGTGTCGTACTGTGTGTATACTGGTTCCAACAGCCCGAACTCAAAGTTGACATGCTGGATGGTGATCGACATGCCACTGAACTCCACAATCTTACCAGCAAAACACTTCTGCTGCTCCGATCCGATAGCTGCCCACCGGTTTACCTTCAAGGTCTTACGGAGATCTTCCTTGATCATCGCTTTGCTTCCAGTTCTGTGATAGTGTTCTGTAGAGCATCCCTCTTTGCTTCGGCTTTCTCGATGAAGCGGAGGATCTGCTTGAGTTCGTTCTCGGCGGCTACTTGGTTTACAGTTTTGCGGCGCTTTGCCATGGTGTCCCCTTTTGTTGACTATCTTCTTCTACTAGTATACCATAGTCTAAACAGGGGTATGTGCAAGGTAAGCTTCCAGCCACTCACCGTGACGGTTGCTGATGTCATACTGTTCCGCCTTCAGACGTGCGGCAGCGCCCATCTGCGCCCTCAGTTCAGGGTCACGCAGCATCCCAATGTACTTGCCCCACTCATGGTCAGCCTTCACCAAGAATCCATCCACACCATGTTCAATGTACTTGGCGTACGGCTCCACGTTGGACGCGACAGTGGGAATTCCACGCGCCCCGTACTCCATGGCCTTCAGCGGAGACTTGGATCGGTTGAACTCGTTGTCAACCAGCGGTGCCACGCCAATATCAAAGTCCAGCATTGTATAGAAGTCCTCCACATTATCGACCCAACCGCAGTACTCGATCTCATCAGCATCCACAATTTTTGTGTAGTCCGCACCAACCATTCGTAGTGTCGCACCGGCCTTGTTGATCGCACGCCTCAGAGGTACCGCAGCAGCCTCCAGATCGGCCTTGTGCGTCCCAGAACCAGCCCAACCAACAGAGAGTGCCCCTGAAGATTCTAGGCGCTTAGGGAGGCGTTTAAGGTAGAGGCAGTTGGGCAGCACAACGACAGGAGCGTTGGTGTATTGGCGCATACGCTCAGCCAAATATTCCGTGGAGACGGTCACAAGATCAGCAGCAGCGAGGTTCCCGGCAAGTTGACTTTGTACTTCTGGATCGGCATAATAAGAATGTGCAATGTTATCGACAGGCACGTTGAACAGATCATCATCCATCTCCAGCACGGCCAGAGAAGCGGAGTGGGCAATGGACTTGAACATGGAAGACTGTTCGGCTCCGGTGGTACGCTGAGCCACGACGATCTGGTAGGCTCGGTCAACCTCAAGTCGTGTGTCTTCGCGTGTGTATGCTGTACCGGAGAGCAGCATTGCTTGGGACGGGATCACCATGCGGTAATATCCACAGCCAGATCGGTCAGCAGCCCAGAAGTAAATGTTTGGTTTAGTCATGATTCCCTCATGTTAGATGCAAAGAAGACCCCGATTTCTCAGGGTCTTCTAAGTATATCATAAATCTACAAGGTCTCGGACGCCAAGTCCGGGATCTCGATGTTGTGTGCTGCAAGTAGCTTCTCGGCATTGTGTCGAGCGCGGACTTCGATAATCAGCTTGTCGTGTACTTCCTCAAGTTCCCTCTGGTGTCGCTGCTCCATCTCAAGAACCTGTGAGGTAAAGGCTTGCTTTCGTACAGAGAACTCTTCACGATCTCGCTCCCAGTCAGCCAGTACTGTATCCAGTTTGGACTCCAGTATCGACAACTTGGTATGTACCTTACCGATCTCGATGTTGGCGTTGTTCTCGGCTTCGACGGCTCGGTCCTTATACTTCTGGACATCGATGTTCTTTCCGTTGTTGACCTCTCGGATGATCCATACCGCTGCTGTTCCAGCAATAGTAATCAGCCCTCCCCATGGTCCAAACTCGGCAACAGTACTTCCAAGCGTATCCGATGGTGCTGCTGTAGGTACCTCTGTAGGTGCCACCTGTACAGTGGTGGTATCCTTCGGTGACGTGCTGTCTGCGATGGCTGGAGCGGCAAACCCGAGAGTGATGATGAACCCGAGACCTATCCCCAAAAGCCACTTTCTAATTCGGGTACTCATAGAGGCTCCGCTTTCTTATAGTGTATTGTATTACTTATTATAGCGTACAGAAAACACACAGGGAGGCACCTCTAAAGAGAGATGCCTCCAACTGCATATTTAATATTCTGTTACTGGAATATTATTGTTCCGGTGTAAAACTGATCCCATCCAGAGTAACCCACCCACCGGCTACACCAGAGGACGCGGCAATATCTCCGTTGGAGTGTATATCAATCCTAGCCGTTAGATTATTGGACTGGGTTACCCTAAGCAGTCGCTTCGCCGGACGCATCCCGGCAGGGAGGTTGAAGATTGCTAGTCCGTATCCTCCAGCCTTTACGAGACCCCTGAGATGGACGGTTCCATCACTGTCCTGATGGTACCCAGCAGTAGTGAATGCACCGGTATCCCAGTTAGTCCAACCATTCAAGAGAGTTGCATTAGTCCACAGCACAGCAACGCTGTCCTCAGGATACATAACGCCTCCCAATGAGATTGTTGATGTTGACGCGGTGTCCTGCTTGAAGCGGACATCCCCAGAACTGGTCACGTCAATAAGGGCACTGGACTTGGTTCCATCACCGAGAGACGAGGCAGGAAGATGGATAGACTTAGGCGGTCTGTATCCCGTAGGGATGGTGAACATCGGAGTATCGGCAGCAGGAGCCGAGGCACGGCCCAAAGCCCCACGAAACCAAACACGACCCTGAGCGTCCTTCGCATACTGAGGCAATCCAAGATAACTTTCAGAGGCCTCAGTAAATCCGTTAAGTAGTGTAACACTATTCCACGTTAGCTTGGCGGTAGGGAATACAATATTGTCCAGAGCAACCCACTCAGTCTGACTGAAACCCTTTGTTAGAATCTCTCCGGTAGGTAGGATGAGCAACGTACCATATGTACCGTTGGACATCACAGGCATTACCACAGTATAGTTGGGTCGGAATCCTTCAGGCAATTTCCCAACAATAATATTCTGAGCCTGATTACCGTTGTAGACGAGTCCTGACAGCTTGACCAGACCTGTCGATGTCTTTGTGAAGACAGCGCCATGGTAGTTGTTGGTATCGTAGTTAGTCCAGCTATTGAACAGAGGTATACCTATGTACCGGGAGTATGGAATGGTTGACATAAGCCCACCACCTATAATGTAAGACTGACCAACAGGTATCAAGAAGACACGCGAACCATTTATGGGCGTATAGCTCTGTACCCAAGGATACCCACGGTCAGAAAGTTGTGTCTCTCCATCAAAAAGTACCCTAGGCATTCCGCTGGTGTAATTAGGGTCAATGCTACCAAGCCTCACAGGACGATCCGATGAGGACTTAGCTCCGCTGGTAGGTGAATTGGCGTATCCGGTGACGGCTTCTAGGAAATCTCTGGCGTCGATATTCATTATACCGATACCACCTTTCTGACACGATGTGTCATCGTTGCGCCGTTAGATAGGGTCATCTTCCAGCTTTGTTCTGCATATTTGCTGGCTATTTCCAGTCCATCAATCGTAAGATCATAGACATCCATGTTCTGATGGATCGGCATAATTGCAGTGTTGAATTCAATAACCTCGTAAACCTGTGAGGCCTCAAAGGCAAGACGCTCAGCCTGTGCATCAAGGGTAGCCTGATCCGGAGCATTCTGTTCAGTACGGAAATCAACAATGGTACGTCCTCGTGCGACCGTTGAGGTCGGTGAGAGAGGGTCATCATTTACGTAGGTACCAACAATAGCTGGACGGTCAGGTTCCGATACGACAACAACCCATTTATTGGGGACAGCGAACAGGTCCATGGTCTGACCCACATCACCACTGATCACACTCTCACTGTCCGTAGCATACCCGAATTGAGAAGTACGGTTCTGAGGAGTAATGTAGGGTCTACCTACAAACAATCCATCCTCGTCGTAGGATGCCGATTCGTAGTTGATGGACCCCAGAAGATCGTTGATGATCGTAAGTTTTGGGGTTCCCGGCTCCCACTCCATCACGGACGGAAGAGTTGAGGTTGACCTGACAATCGACTTCTGAAGGGCAGTATACCCCTGAACCTTGATTTTGGAAAAGGTAGTTGTCGCACCGCTGAGGTTAGCAGCCTGAACCATTAGAACTCTTCCAAGTGCGAGAATATCATAGTCGAGTTTAACCACTCGCTGCTGTGTCCACGTCACTGAATCCGGAGAGGTCTCGAAGTAGACGTAGCCCTTGCTCTCCCTGATTCTCCAATACGCATGCGTTGTAGGATTGTATGTTATAGATATCACGGAGTACCCATCAAAAAACCTTAGAAGGCCTGTCTCTTCCAGATACATGCCATAGGTTTTCGTAACCCCATCCGGGAATGCTTCGAGCTTTATATAGGTCTGGTAGTCTGTAGCCCCCGTAGGGCCGACAACCTTTGCCTGAACAGATAGATCAGTGAATGAGAATACCTGACCGGATACAATACCCCATACGAAATTATCTCCCGTGGACACAACATTGAAACTGTCGTCCGTGAGGACATTGACAGTGTTACTTGTGTTCTCATTCTGGTAGAGAAGTCCACGCTTGTCATTAAGACTAAAAGTCTCATAGGGCAGTGTTGTCTGGAGAACCTTCTCAATTGCATCAGTATAGGTAGTCCCCTGATCAACTGAGTAACGATAGTCAAACGAGTCCTCCTTCAACACAACAAGTTGGTCATAGCCATCTACGGCACGGACCACTTGGTTACCATTGACCATCTTTCGAGAAGGGGAAGATAGAACGAATACACCCTGAGGCCACTCCACATACCCGGAACGGTCAGGTGTGGAAGTAAGCGCCTTGGAGTACAGTGCAGATACCTGTTGAGTAGTCAAGGCACGGTTGTATGTAGACATGTCATCAAACTTGATTGCAGAGTCTGAGTATGCTGACGTGGATACGTAATCCAAAGTGTCGTCAAAGAGCGGAGCAAAGGCTTCCACATTGGTGCTTCCACCGGCGAGTACGTTAGGGAAGAGAACCTCCTCAACGGAGTCAATGTAGAGCCGAAAACCCTTTACAGGATCGAGAGTCAGTGTGGTCATGTGACCTGTCCCGGCTGTGTACTTTAGCGACTCAAGGGGGACAGCAGAAGAATCAAAGTTAGGGAGCACATTGGTATCGTAGGAGTTCACATACAGGCGAATAGTAGTAAGGTTGGACGCTTCAGTTGTCCGTACTAGCTCTGCCCAGCCCTGCTCAAACCCCCACTGAACCCCTACACTGGTGTATTGGTTAGCAGTAGTCGTGTGGTCCCAGAAGTTTACAGAGAACCCACCTTCGTTCTTAAGTCCCAATGGAAGAAGGTCACTGGCTCCCCAACTGGGCGAGCTATACAATGGTGTAGACAGAGAGGTTCCGCCATCGGCAATAATTGCAGAAGCCTTCATGGTAATGTAATCATTACCGGTACCGTAAACTCCATGCCCTGAGGAGTCCTCAAGTCGGGCAGGGCGATAGGTCTCAACGTAGTTACCAGTGCTGAGCGTGGATGAGGTAGTAGTCATTCGCACCCAGTAGTATCCGATCTTAGGGAACGGGATACGGTGTACCCACGCGTAGATACCCGTTACTTCACGGGAGGTTACAAGAGTAAGGCTATCAGTAGTGGATGTAGAGTAGTAGATCTCAAAGGACATCTGTCCAGTGCCCTTCTTCATGTTGAGGATCAGGGCATCGGAGTTGACAACGTTGTAGCTCATCCAGAATTCCGACCTGACAGATCCGGAACCCGTCTGTAGGCTGAAGACAGGACGCGTCTTTGCACCGGCTGTGTTGGGTGCCACATACGCAGTACCTCGCGTATTGTAGTTCACAGCATCTGCAACAGTTACAGGTGCAGTATTGGCGACCGTCTTAATTGGGTCGTCCATTTTCCACCAGTACATAGGGTCTAGAGTCTTAACGTAGTCACTGTACGTTTCGTCAGCAGGCATGGCAAGGCGTACATAAGGCTTAATGCGATCCTGAAGGTAGTTGATGCTACCAGTGTCCAGAATATCGAATTTAGCAGTACGCTTGATATCTGCCAGACCGTTGTTTTCAATAGAGCACGACTGGATGTAGTCAATGTCCTCTACGTAATTGTTGTAGCGGTCTAGGCGTTCGTAGCGGTAAGACAACTGACGGGTACCTGAGATACCCGCCAGTGCTGCCTTGACCTCACCGGGTGAGTACTCACCTTTGATGTCAAATGGCTTCATGGGTTAAACTACTTCCTCTGTGTAATCGACAGTCACAAAACTAAACGTAACTGCGGTTCCCTCTCGACGGTCTTCAAAGCCGATTGATGTAATTATACCATATGTCAATCGACCCCTGTTGTCGCGATAGCAGAGGGTACGTCGGTTTCTTACTGCGGAACGGAACCAGTCCGCCTGATCCTGCTCATCAGGACCAGACGGAATAAGTATCTTAATAGACAGGTTCTGGGACTCAAAACCACCCATATCATATACAGGAAGAGCACGTCCAATGAACCTAAGCTCAGCGGACGACACGGAGATGCCCTCAGTCCTACCCACATTCCCATAAGGATACTGTGTGATGGAAGTGTCCGCAGTGGATGGGTCATGGACCCAAACGCCTGTTAGGACCGGGGCGGTCGTTGTATATACAGTGCTAGATGCCTGTGCCATTTTAATATCCTCAGTTGGTTCTGCCGACTACATAATAGTCGTAGCTGGTGCCACTCTTTACGGAGTAATCCTTATAGGTGGCAGAGTTTGTTACAGTTGCGATCTTGATAAAGTCAGAATCCTTGGCGTTGATTCCACTCTTGCGTCGGTAAATATCGTTCTCGATAATCTGCGGACGGTCACCAGTCGGAGACGGGTTGATGACCACAAGTTCAATGTGGGACTCCCTCTGACTAATAGTTAGTGAAGGAATCATAGGCTCAGAGTAGTATGGAGTAATGAGTCGAGTCACAACAGGAGTTGTAACGCTGGCGGAGTTGATGACAGTTACCTCAACTCGGTACTCCTTCCCGGATTCAAGGCCTGTTATTACGTGGCCGTTGGCTCCGGAGACCTGCATGCCCGTATCAAGTAGGACAGTATTGTCGGCAGTTCTGATGAGCCTCACCTTACGCTGAGACTGTGTTGCTCCACCTGACTGTACGTAAGTCCATTGTACCGTGTACGATGACGTATCGATGCCAGCCGAATTGTCCAAAGACGGGCTGGTTATGGTCAGGGTTCCTGTCGCAGCCGTGGCAAATGTCCCGTAGCTGGACCATGTTCCGACAGCATCAACCACATCGTAGGTACGGACCCTCCAACGGTAACTTACACCATTCGCAATGGTGTTCGCTGGAAGGGTAAACGTGTTGCTCGGAGATGTGATCTTGCCTGTGTCGTGAACCACCACAGAGTCAGAAACACGGCTGATTTCAAGCTGATACGCTGTCTGGACATCCTTGACGTTCTGATCACCGAAGGTCCAGTCGAAGATAGCCGAAGACGTTGAGTCAAAGTTCTGGCGGGAAAGCAGAGCCGGTGCGCTAGGAGCGTAGTTACCTACAACTGTATATGACGACACAGTGGATAGTGTTCCAGCAGAGTTGTTAGCAGTCTCAATCAGGAGACGGCGCTCATCCGAGGTACGGCTGATTCGGATATCAGTGTTCAGGGAAGATGCTGGCCCAACGTTGGTCAGAGCAGAAGCAGTGGTTGTCCCGACGAAGGTCACCGGAGAAACGTCGAACCGGCTTATCGTACGAGAAGAGGATGAGTCAACATAGAACACTCGGAGAAGGTTGAATGCTTTATCGTAGTACGCTCCGAATTGAGTTCCAATTACTCCACCGTAAAACACGTCCTTCTGGATGGAGGTCTCTCCAAGAACCTGAGCTTGGTCATTATAGAATCGTACCACCAACTTGACACCTTCGCTATCAAATACGTGGGCGAAGACCGTAGGGGAGATGGCAACAAGCTGTGAGGCTCCAGTGGCTACGTAATCCCTGTTGTTCTCTTTAACTAGACCGAACCCTTGATACATGCCCATAATTTGGATGCCTCCAAGCACTGTGCTTGCTGCCTTGCCACGCTGGGTATATGTAGCAAACGAGTTAGGGCCAAGAACGACCACATCGGAGTGTACAGGAGCCGCAGTCTCCGTGATTGCAGCGAACCCAATGGCAGACATCTTGAAAAGTGCACCGCTGCCAGAAAGCAAAGCAACAGGGTCAAGAGTGAAGTCATGGGCGTATCCGGCACCGGATGTGTGGTACGGGAAGCTTGGACGGTTTCCACCAGAACCACGTACAGCTACACCATAGATACCGGGAAGGTCTGTACTGTCCTTACCAGCAACGTTATACACTACTGAGATGGATCGGACAGTCTGCTCGTTTCCGATGGGAAGACTCGCACTAAGAGGGGTCTTAGCAGTCCACGATGTGGACGTCACCTTCTCGTATGCCTGAGCAATGAGAGTTCCTGCTGTTCCCGACTTCACACCGATGATATAGAAATTTCCCGATGGGTCAGCAACAACCGACAGGGCACCGGTACCGTCGATGTTCTTAGTGAAATCAGCGTGAAGCGTTCCGATGGAAGTCCATGTGCTGGAAGTCAGAGTATTGTATCCGACTGTCAGCGTAGGGCTGGCAGTTCCGTTGGAGCGGACACTGATCGTGGTACCATCTGCCAGAGTTGTGCTGGCCTCTGTGACCCCATTAAGAGTATTCAGAGAGGTAGTGTATACAGTAAGATAGGGTTTGTTCACAGAGTTTGCAGAGGCAGTCCAGATTTCCTGCACACCAGATGTTCCGTACCCATCAGCAAATGTGTTGGAGACCGAGACAAACTTGGTTGCAGAAGTCTTGGAAATAGTGGTTAGGGTATCTCGACCCGTAACCCTCCACTGGTAGGGTGTGGACGAAAACAGGTAGTCGAAGTTGGCAACAACGGGTCGGGTGCTAACTAGCGTAGGGGTCTGCCACTGAGCAGTTGTCAGAGGGGCAGTCCAGTTAAACTCACGGAACTGCTGACCCCACTGAACCGATTGGTTGGAGCCAAAGCCAACATAGGCGGTAAGAGTGACATCAATGATCTCTTCTGCATCAGCGATTACGGATGTGTCGAAAGAGTAGAACGACTGATGGATATGGTAATTTCCGCTACCATCAATGTTCATACCGGTACGAAGGTACTCACCTGTTGTATCAACGGAAAGGTTCGATCCTGACTGAGCCGTAGCAAAGTTAGCATTGTATGACGTGATGGTGCCGTCATTGACATCCGAAAAGATTATATATGTAGTCATTACTTGGAAGCTCCATCAATTACTAGGGCTACGGCAGCGATTGGGTCGTCAACAAGCTCACCTTCCGAGTTGACCACTTCGGTTGGTAGGTTGACGATAACAAAGTCAGGAGGTAGGGTGTGATCTGTGGAGATCCAGATGGAGACCTTATTATTCAAGGCCTCCACCTTAGATACACTGACATAACGGACTGTTCCGGGAACACGTAGATCTCCAAGGCCTGTTGTGGCCTTCAAAGCTTCCCACTTATCCTTGAAGGATTGGGCGTTAGCTGCACCGTCAAACGGTTTCCTTGACGGTTCAGGCTTCTCAGGAGTTGATCTGGTCTCAGTTGGTTGTGCCATTATGCTACTCTCGCGTTCTGCATCCCTCGTCCGGTGCGGGAGGTCTGCTGGATGTTATTGAAGAATTCGGTCATGCTGTTGAATTCCTGTACAGACTTGGCGTCGATTGTGACGTTTATGTTCTGTACAATTGTACCACGAGATTCAGAGCCAGCGGACACGTTTCGGTTGATTCCACGACCAACCTCCTGAGGGATTGTACTCTGAGTGCCGACCATTACGTTCGCAGACATATCCCCGATGCCTGTAGATACCGACCGAGCAACCCCAGAAAGAGTCTTGTTCAGGTCAGGGATGCCGCGCTTGATACCGGATTCAAGGCCCTTCATGATCCAACCACCGTTTGGGATAAGGAGCGCAAGGTCATAAGCTTTCGGACCCTTGTTCTTAGCGATCCAGTCACCGATACCACCGACAAAGTTCTTGACATCCTCGAAGCCCTTTTTCAAACCATCAAGGAATCCTTGAATGATCTGCCCACCAGCGTTGGTAAGCGTGCTTCCAAGGTCACCGATACCTTTTTTGATCTTGTCAGGAAGATCCTTGACGAAGTTCACGGCCTTGTCGATACCATCGGATACTGCCTTGGTTAGGTTTTCCCAAGCAGTCTTGACGAATTCTACCGCACCGTTAAATCCGTCACGGATAAAATTCTTAACGTTCTCAACACCTTCGGATACGAATCTCTTTGCATTCTCAATACCGTCGGAAACAGTTTTAGTGATGTTGTTCCAGACTCCAGTCAGGAATGTGACGATCCCGTTGAAAATGGTTGAGAATACTGTGCTCATTGCGTTAAGAGCAACATCGATTACGGAACCAACAATCTTGACTGCGCCCTCAATGAGCGATACTATGGTCTCCCAGACTCCAGACACAATATTCTGGATTCCCTGCCAAACCATATCCCAGTTTCCGGTAAGAAGTCCGGTGGCAACCTCAATGATACCCTGCACAATTGTCATAGCATTGGAGATGACATCAGCAATCACCGTAAAAACGGTCTGCACAATTGGCATCAGCATCTGGATTGTAGGGATCAGGAAGGAAACAAGCTGGGTGATCAGCGGAGCCACCGCCACGACGATCTGGGAAATAATCGGGGCAATCTGGGAAAAGATTCCGGCGAGTACAGTAAGCAGCGGAGAGAGCGCAGTGACGATCTGGATAAGCGCCCCACCAAGGATAGGGATAAGCGGTTGAACGGCAGCAAGTACCGTCTGAAGTACAGGAGCCAACGCAGCGATTACCGCTCCGAGAACAGGACCAAGTTGTGCTGCAAGCTGTCCAGCCACCGTAGCCACGGTCCCCAGAAGGCTACCGAGAGTCGGAAGGTGAGGCAGGATGGCCTGAACACCAGTCTGGATTCCTTCGAAGAACGCCGTAAGGCCTTCTGAAAAGGCAGGCTGCGAAAGGGCGGATGCGAGGCTCCCTAGGATCTCCCCTGCAAGCTGACCGGCAATAGTAACGACGTTGGAAATCGTGGGCGCAAGCTTCACGAACATGTCCCCGATAGGTCCAAGAGCCGCAGAGAGTCCTGACATACCGGCAGCAGCACCAGAGAAAATGGTTGATAGTGCACCTTGAAAGGCTGGACCGTTTACGACGGCAGCGACTTTGCCCAGACCATCAGCGAGAATCTGTATCGGAGCGCCACCAGCAGAGGAGGCAGCAGTGTATAGGCCGTAGAAGATGGAGGCAACACTACCGATAACGTCACCAAGTGACTTAAGTGCACCGATTCCGGTATCAATCCAGCCACGAAGCCTTCCGTCCGCTGCGGCCCCCTGAATGAAGGTGTTGAACTTCTCAGAGAGAGTGACGAACCAGCCAGCCAGTGGAGCAAGGTAATCTGAACCCACCGCTCCAAGGGTCGTGAACGCGGCTACAAGGGGCCTTACAGCACCAGTCGCAATGTCGATGGCCTGTCCAAGGTTGGCGAGCATTTCGCTCAGTGCAGAGTCACCTAGCTCCGATGTCATGGCATCAGCGGCCACAGCAAACATGTTGCCGAGCTTGGATGCTACAGACCCGAGTCCACTGGTAAGCTGAGGAAGGAGAGAGTTGGTCATGTCGCGGATCGGCTGTGCGGCTTGACTCCAAAAGTTCGATGAGATAGAGTCTTGAAGACCAGAGAAGGCAGGACC